GTCAGGCAATCTCCAGACGATTAACGGCTCTGGCGGATTTGGCGCATATGCCGGTTCGGGGCCATTGGGCGCGCATAATTTCGCGAATCAGATAAGCGCGAACGGCGCGATCACCGGTGCGCAGCCGGCATTCACAGATATCAGCGGCAGCGCGACGATAGCGCAGATGCCTGCGGTACAGCAGGCCGCAGTTGCGGCGAATATCATGGCTAATTCTGGAGGTTTATAAGAGGACATGAAACCGGTTGTTATCTTGGCGTTCCTGGCGGTGCTCGTTGCCGCTCCGGCGCATGCACAATTCGCTAATCCTGATACCCGCGGGAGGAGTGCTGGATTGAGCAATGCCGGGACTGGCTTAACCAAATCAGGCAAGACTATCAGCTTGAGCACGCCCGTGACGGTCGGGAACGGCGGCACCGGGACCGGCAGCGCGCTTTCGGGCGTCGTCCGCGGCGGCAATCCGATGACGGCCACTGAAATGAGCGGCGACTGCGCCACGAGCGGCTCGAATGCACTGACCTGCACCAAGACGAATGGGACTTCGTTCGGGACTCTGGCCACTGCGGCGACCCCGCTCTCTATTGCCAATGGCGGCACTGCGACTAGCTCCACGCTGACCGGCATCATGCGGGGCGGCAATCCGATGAGTGCAGCGGAGCTATCGCAGGACGTGACAACGAGCGGCAGCAATGCGGCGACGGTAGTACAAATCGAAGGAGCCGCGATTCCGACTTCAGCCAACATGGTCGGCACCAATGCCAGCAAACAGCTTGTCGCCGTTACGGCCAGCACCGGGCTTAGCCTAAGCGGCGGCAATCTTACTTTGTCACAATTCGCTCAGGCGATGACGGCGAGTAATGCGATGACAAGTTACGGAGGGCTGTAGTTTGGGCGCTGATATGATGTTCGCGGCTGACTTGGTGAATATCGCTCTGCCTCTAATTGAGTCACTCATGCTGGCCTGCACGGCCAGCGGGATCGCGATGGTATTGAGTTTACTGGTTCGAAGATTTCTTTGGTCATAGGAGAATAAAAGATGAAGCGGTTACTTGTTTCTCTGATTGCTGCGTGCCTGCTGGCGAGCAGCCCGGCGGCGTGGGCCGCGGTGACGGTCAACTCGGTAGTCACGGCTCAAACGCCGAACAATGGCAAACAGAATTTCGCGCAGGGCACTGATTCTGCCGGCACATACAAAACCATCTACACGGCCGGTGCGAACGGTTCGAAGTGCAACGGCCTGGTGATCGCGAACAACGATCCGAGCGCGACCCATGTAATCACGCTCGAAATAGTCAATGGCGGCACCAGCTACCCGCTGGCAACTTTCGTAACCACCTCGCCGACCTCCGGCCAATACTCGACAGTGAACGCAATCAACTCGACTAACTGGCCGGGGCTGCCGCTGGACAGCGATGGCAACCCTTATGTTCAGCTCATTTCGGGCGACACGCTGAAAGCGACCTTTGCCACGGCGCTAACGTCATCTGACCAGATTGAAGTATTCGCGGCCTGCGCAGATTTCTAATTATGAAACGAATCGGGTTCGGTGTCCTGCTGCTGCTGCTGATCGCGGGTGGTCCGGCTCTGGCTCAATTCAAAGGGCCAGACCAGCGCGGCACGGGAAAATCCATGCAAGGAGTGTTTAAGCCATCGGTGTACTACTCCGCGTCACCGGGGCCTGCTCTTCCTGCTTGCTCTTCGTCCATTGCGCGACAATACGCCTGTGTCTCGGATGCAACAGCCTGCACTGGCGGGGTGACGTATGCATCGGGCGGTTCAACTAACTGCTTACTTCAATGTAATAATGCGGGAACGACATGGAAAGAAACCGGAATCATTTGCCAGTGAAATACGACCTAACTTATAGTGATTGGCAGAACCATTTCCATAACTGGCTCGCGCAGTTGGGGCCTATCCAATGGTGGTTTCTTGGCATCCTATGTGGCGCCTCTTGGGGTTTGTTAATTGGGGGAATGCGTTGATGAAGATCGCCGCGATCATACTTTGCCTGCTGACGCTAGCGGCTCCTTGTCATGCTCAAATCCATCTCTGCCCAGGCGCCAGCGGTACGCCGCCAGCGAACGGCTGGTGCTATGATTCCAATTCGCGCCGCTTCATGAGCAATTTCGGTAGCGTGTGGGCGCCGATGACTCACACCTTCGATATTGGCACACAAGCAGGGAGTAGCGGATCGTCACAATGGCCAGCCCTTACTGGATGCACCAGCAATGGTGTGCCGACGTCCTGTTGCACTGGTCCCGGAGCCGGGGCAACGTGTTCAACTGCTAATCCGACGAATCTAGGACTTGATCCGACAAACGTGACCTATGGCGCCAAGGGGGATGCGCGCGGGGCGGGGGCATGGTTCGGCACGGCGGGTGACGGTACATATAACAGCGCAGATGCCTCGTGTGGGACGGCTGCGCGTTGTTTCAGTTCACCTTCCGGCAATTTTACCACGGCCGATTGTCATAGCGGTACTGGTTGTACTGGTCCGGTAGATAAGATTATCTCGATTGCCAACATCGGGCCGAACGTGTTGCCAGTGGCCCCGACGAATGGCGCGTTTGTTCAAACGAGCCATAGCGCTTCGGTCACTGTCGCTACAGTCCAAAGTGCAACACTGATAACACTCTCTGCCACGCCAACCAAAACCGGGACTTCCACTGGCCTTCAGTGGATCATGGGCACGAACGATATTGCTGCGTTCCAATCAGCGATGAACGCTGGCGATCTGCATATCCCCAACAAGACCTATCTGATCTGGCCGCAGAATACTGGTGGTAATACCGCTACCGCAGGATCATCGATATTCACTGTATCGTATCGGGACATCTACTGTGATCCTGGCGCGACCCTGGTCAACGTCAATTTTGACACTAGTCAAACGTCTATTTTTGATGTCGGCAGTACCAACAATGCGCAGGATGTAGTCATTCGAGGTTGTACTTTTGAGGGTACGAATGTCGGCACGAATGCCAGTCCGGGGCCTCAATACGACAGCACTAATGGGTATCAGTACCAATTCCTAATCTGGATTCTCGGCTATAACGCGTCTAATAATGGCAGCAATACATTAGTTACTCAAAATACTTTTAAATAGGTATGGGGGCAGGCAGCGGTAGAAGCTTCACAATCGGCTGGAACGGATTACGTCAACAATGTCCACATCGATTTTAACGCCTTTCAGAATTGCGGGTTGTATGGAGGCGTTTTTATCTCTGAAAAGCAATCGACGATGATCGGGAATACGGCAGTTGACTGCTCGTTGGGAATCGAGGGGGATAACCCGTCTTCGGTGAGCACAACTACGCTCATTGAGGGCAACACCCTGACCTGTGTTTACGGCAACGGCTACAACGCGCCGAACAATGAAACGTACCTGACGGGCGGGGGAGTGCTCAATCACGATTACTCTACAGTGATTGTAACCGATAATACGGTATCCGGGTCAGCTCCAGGGTCTGGCTATTGCGCTTACAACGTAGGTAACGGCGTTGTGATGGTTCATTCTGCCTACTATACAAATAATCAGTGTATAAACGGGTGTACCTGGCGATGAAGCGATTTGCGCTCATAGCGGCATTGCTGCTGGTATTCGCGAGCCGCGCGGCAGCGGCAATCTCACTGGTGGCAATTGGCAGTGGGGCAAATAGCTCTTTCACGACTCCAGGCAGCCTGACGTGCTCTGCAACTGGTTTGTTGCCAGTTCTTCGAAATGATTTAGTAATCGCCGACATTGAGGCTGGTGACGGTAGTGGAAGTGCGGCAATCGTTGTAACACCTCCAACAGGTTGGACCGTGTGGCCGGGGATGCCCAATACCAACCAGAAAGTCGCAACGCGGACTGAGTACCAAACTTTATTTTATTACTATGGTCCGCCGCGTTCAGTGACTTTTTCGGTCGCTGATGGTGGGACGAATACTTTTTCCTGGAATTGCAATATGTGGCAGTTTCGAGGGACCAAACGAGACACGCCTAACGACGGCAATGCGAATGGCGGAATTTGTCAGACGGGCGCCTGTACAACTGTTACGGCACCATCTGTGACTGCTTCCACGGGTGACGCGTTAGTAATGTTTGGTGGTGATGGGGATCATACAGTTTCATCAATTACTGGTTCTCCAGCTCCCACTTTAGGATACAACGACAACGCTGGCTTTGCTGTTCGGGCAGCTTACATCCTTGGGGTATCTGCTGGTGCAACAACCGCTTACGCATTCAATGCGACTTCATCGGTCATGATGGAAGGCGCGCAAGTTTTGATTGCGGCTCCGGCCGCGCTGAGTGCAACGGTGCTCTTCAATAGCTGCGCGTCTACCGGGTGTTCGGGTACGCCGCTGGCCAAGACCTGGGCATATGACCCGTTTGCGCAAACCCTCAAACTCGATTCGGGGGGCGCATGGGCAACAATGCCATGAGCGACATAGAGACAGCATGTGAATTCCTTGACTGGCTGAAGCGATCATCAAAGCAGTAGCCATCATTGCGCAAAAATCATGTTCCGCGTCGGCATAGTGCAAGCTCAGGATTTGGTCAACGCCAAGGTACGCGTCAGATTTCCTGACCATGACCAGATGACCTCATGGTGGCTGTTCGTCACTGTGCCTAAGACGCAGAATGATAAAGCTTATTGGATGCCGGACATCGGAGAACAAGTGCTGTGCCTGATGGATGAGCATGATGAAGACGGCGCCGTGCTCGGGGCGGTTTATTCGCAAGTGGACACTACGCCGGTGCAATCGGCCGACAAGTGGCACCTCTCATTAAAGGACGGGGCGCAATTCGAATACGACCGCAATAGCCATCAGTTCCTGATGCAGGTGCCCCCCCTTCCGGTTACGATTTCCGCTGGTACGCCGCCGGGGTGGCGGGCCCAAACCCAGTATTGGGTCGGCGATTTGATTGTCGATTCCAATGGCAATACTCAGCAGTGTCTAGTGGCCGGGAAATCAGGCACTAGCGTGCCGGATTGGACACCAGTTTTAAGCGCCTTGACTATTGACAATCAGGTTACTTGGACGCTCTTAGTGGCCGGGAACGGCCCAGTTCTGGTCACGGTGAACGGCGCGACTTTGCTAATCGACGCCGCGGGGAATATCAACGCGACGACAACAAAGAACATCAATATGACCGCGGCGGGCACGGTCAACATCGCCGGGACACAAGGGGTGAATATTGGGGCCGGCTCATACGATCAATCCGGCAGCGTGACGGTTGCGGCTGATGTTGACATCACGTCAACTCGGCAGTTCAACGCAGAGGCTAAGCAGGCGGTAACGGTCAAGTCCGATTTGAGCACGGTCGTAGTTGAAGGGCAGCAAGTGGTAACGGTCAAGAGCGACAGCGCGGGGATAGCGCTCAATGCAAATCAAGACTTAGGCGTGACCACTAGCACCTTCGGCAATTCGTGGAATACAGCCTGGCAAGATTATGATGCGCACAAACATCCTGGCGTGCAGTCTGGGTCGAGCGTGACAGGGACAACGGATCATCCAGTCCAATGAACATCGCGAGTGACTATACGGCATTGTTGGTAGCAGCGGAACGCGCGCTGAGGGTGGCGCTGCGGGATGGCGCGCGCGGCGGTAAGGCTGCGGGCGAATGGCGGACGCAGACGGTTGAGGAGCAGCTTAAGCATATCGAGGCGCATGTGACTGCGTATCAATGCGGCGATCGGAGCCAGGACCATCTGGCGCATATTCTGTGCCGGGCGGCGATTGCGTGCGCGGTGACCCCTCCCCTGCCCCTCCCCCTGAAGGGAGAGGGGTGAAGAGATAAGAGATGTTCTGGTTAGCGTACAATCTCGCGACCGGCGAAGGGCGCGTGTTTAGCGCGCGCCGAGTTGCGCGGCGCTATGCGGCGAAACGCGACTGGCGGCGCGTCTGGATTGGGTTAGTTGCATGAGCGCAGGCGCAGCTACCCCTGACGATATCACTTCATTCGATTGGAGCCTGGAACTCGACAGCAGTACTCCAACCGGCCTGCCGGGAAGCGGAATCGGCAACGTGGTTCAAGGTGTTCAAGACATAAATCAGGCAATCCTGATTATCCTGACTACGCCGCAGGGCAGCGACCCTTTGCGGCCGACCTTCGGATGCGATCTCTTGCACTGGATTGATACGCCGGTGAACGTGGCGACGCCGGGGCTGGTGGCTGCGATTGTCGCCGCAATCACGCTTTGGGAGCCTCGGGTCCGGCTGCTATCGGTAGTGATTAACTTGAATGGGCTGAGCCAGTTGATGGTGGCGCTGACCTGGCAATTGAAGGTGGATACGGGCGGAGTGAGAACGCAGAAGCTGGCGCTTACTGTGCCGAGGAATTTGGGGTGAATGGAGAACCTCTCCCCCTGGCCCCCTCTCCCGTTAGGAGAGGGGGGATAGGAGTAATCTCTTCTCTCCTTCTTACCCCTCTCCCTTCAGGGGGAGGGGCTGGGGAGGGGTTCTGTGGCCACTAATCCAGCATGGTCCGCCAACACGCCGGTTGCTGCGGGGAAAGTCATCATTGACTCAAACCATAACGTGCAGCAGTGGTCGGGCGCGGCCGGCACTAGCACCGGAGCGATTCCGCCAGTGTTCGGCAATGTTATCGGAGCGGTCACTGCGGACGGCTCCGGCAGCTGGACTTGTGTTGCGGTGCTCGAAACGGTCTCGCTGCCGACTGGGATCGTGTCGCTGCCAATTCCGAATTTTCTCACTGATGCGGATGGACTTGACCCTAATGCCGTGCTGAACGATATGGTTGCTTCATTCCAGCAGATTACCGGGCGCACGCTTTATCCGGCGCAAGTCGAGCGCTTGCTTATCGACCTCTACGCCTATCGGGAGTCGCTGGTGCGCAATGCGGTTCAATGGGCGGCGATGCAATGCCTGCTGGCGTTCTCGGCTTACCCGATGATCGATTATCTGGGGCAGCTCGTGGGGGTAACGAGATTGCCGCCGCAGGGCGCCTCCTGTACATTACAATTTACGCTGTCCGCGGCGGCTGCAGTACCTTTCACGATTCCAGCAGGGACGCTGATAGGCACGCAAGACGGCGTTTACGCCTTCGCCACGCAATCCGATGTGACCTTTCTGGTGGGGCAAATTGTCGCGACTACCTTCGCCGTCTGCACTACTCCAGGCAAAGCGGCGAACGGCTACGCGGTCGGGCAAGTAAGTATCCAGCTCAATCCAAACCGGCTGATATCTGGGGTAACGAACACGACGGTCACGTCAGGCGGCGGCGATATCGAGACTGACGACCATTTGCGGGCGCGGATTCAGCAGGCGCCGAATCGCTTCAGTGTGGCCGGCCCGACCGGAGCTTATCGTTTCTGGGCGTTGTCGGCGGACCCTTCGATTATCGACGTATCGATAACGACGCCGGTGCCAGGCACGGTCGATGTATGGGTGCTGATTGGGCCGGTGACACAACCGGCAGCGTCGCCGAACAGCGCGGGCGTTCCTTCAGCAGCGTTGTTAAACAAAATTGCCGGGATCGTCGCCTCGGATTCGATACGGCCATTGACGGATACTGTGAATGTGCTGGCGGTGAGTGAAGTCGATTACCAGGTGACAGGGACAGTGACGCTTTATTCGGATGCCGACCCGGCGACGGCGATGGCGGCGGCGAACGCAGCAGCGCAGCAATTAGCGCAGAACCTGGCGGGCAGGATTCAAAGGGATATTGTGCCCGAGGAGTTCATTGCCGCGATTGGGAGCGCGCCGGGAGTCTATCGGGTGGTGCTAAGCAGCCCAAGTTATCAGCAACTGACGGCGGGGCAGTGGGCGAATTGCACGGCGATTACTTTGACGCAAGTGGTGGGCACGGAGCATTCGTGAGCTTTGAACCTCTCCCCCTGGCCCCCTCTCCCTTTAGGAGAGGGGGAAACCAGAGCAGAGCAATCTCTCTTTTCCTGTTCCCTTCCCCCAGAAGGGGGGAAGGGTTAGGGATGGGGGTGTCTCTTGGCTAAGCTCACTCTCCAGCCCTCGATTGCCACCGACCTGCGCTCTCAGTCCCATCTGGCCTTGATTGAGCGGATCGGAAAG